ATCATTACCAGTTGCTAATGAACCAGTCGGAGAACCACTATAATTCTCATTACTCGTTGTATAATAAGCAAAAACAATACTTGCACCACTTTCACCATATTTCGCCCATATGGTCGGATTACCAAAATCGCCCCATACACCATTCACTTTACTTCTCTGACTAACCCAACAATACTTATTATTTTCTGACACAGAAATTGGATCATCAGACCAGCCACTTGGAACGAAGTCATCATCTTGGTAGTAATATCTGACACCATTTCGTGTAACATAACCGGTAAATGATGCTGAATTTTGACCATTTGTGAAAGTAGGTGCAGTAGTAGAATCATTAACACAGTAAATGTATTCTATGCCTATTCCATCATCACCGAATTTAGCGAACAAAGATGGTGTACTGAAAGCACTCCATACTCCGTTTTCATCGCTTGTACGGACACTTGCGAACTCGTATGGGTGGGTTAAGGATACTCCACTTGGGTCATCAGTCCAACCAGTAGGAACATAACCTCTTGTCTGAAAAGCACTTGTTGTGGTGTCTAATGTTGCTGGATTGTTGCTACTGCTCCATGTTGGAGATTCGCTATCCATCAGTTTGAATATCATTTCAAATCCAACACCATCGTATCCTTTGACTCCTTGCTCTCCTTGTAAATCAGTTCTTTCACCGAAATAGACAAAGTTATACTGAGATGCAGTTTTAGAGATAAATGGATAGAGATATGTACCACTCTTGATTATATCTCCTTCTTTCAAGTCATCAAAATCAATACTTTCTGTTACATCATTCCAACTTATACGATATTTAACTAATGGGTTACTGGTTGTTCTACTTGTTGGAGTAGCAGAGATTTCATAAATCATACTCCCATCAGCACCGGCACTTCCAGTATCCCCAGTATCACCTTTAACTGAGAATAAAGCACCAGTACTCCAACCAGTATAAGTACTACCAGTTTTAGTCCTATAACTAATATAAATCTTCGTAGCACTATCAGTCATCGCTACCGGTGTTTTCTGCCAAGAATCAACCACACCAGTAGTTAGAACAGTATCTGGGATTGCTGGATTCGGAGTTCCACTTGTAGTATAATAAGCATACTCATATCCAGTACCATTACTACCACTACTTCCATCTAATCCATATCTACTCATTAAACTCGCAGTAGACCATGAACTGCTACTTGCAGTTGTTTTAGTAGACACATAAAGTAATGGATAATCAGCAGATGTTGGATATGGAGTATCACACCAAGTATCATGATTCTTATCATTACCAGTTGCTAATGAACCAGTCGGAGAACCACTATAATTCTCATTACTCGTTGTATAATAAGCAAAAACAATACTTGCACCACTTTCACCATATTTCGCCCATAATTTATAATCGGTAAATATTCCCCATATCGCTGTTTTACCATCATCATCATATGTTTTTTTACGGATAGCAACATATTCGTATGGTATGTCTTCTGTTACTCCTTGTGCATTGTCATACCAACCCCATGATGTATCGTAGTAATCATCAGTAGTTGTTTGTGCAGTCCATCTTCTTGGATTGGAATTAGTGGAAGATGACAATAGAACATCAGCATTACTTCTTTTCAATCGAGAACCTTCGTTAGTCATTATATAACCATTTTTATCGGTTCTACAAAAGATATGCTCTAAACCTAATCCATCTGCACCTTTAACACCTTGTTCTCCTTTAAGAAGAGTTCTATCTGCAAAACCATAATTATTTGTACCAATTATAACAATTTGATACATATAATCTCCACAAACAAGAAAATCACCAACTCTTAATGAATCTGCATTAGTATGAGCATCAACATCAGTCTTTGCTCTACGATAGAAATATTCTATCCCACTTGAAGTCGAATGATAATATGTTGGTTCATAATCAGAGTCTAATGAGTATACTCCATATCCATCTTCTCCTAATCGACTCCATAATGATGGGGTAGTCCAAGAACCCCAATCCCCGTTCTCATCACTTGTACGATAACTAATAAAAGTATAAGGATAATCTGCTCCCATATCTAATGGTAATTTAGCCCAATTACCACGAGTAGAAGTATTTGTGATATTTCCACTTGGAGTTGTTGGAGTAGTATCATTAGCATTTAATTTGTAAACATACTCAAATCCTTGACCAGCATCGCCAGTATCTCCTTTATCTCCTTTATCTCCTTTCTCACCAAATTTAGCCCATAAAGAAGGAGTACTGAATGCTCCCCATTTTGCAGTCTTACCATCAGTATCATACTCTTTTCTACGAATACTACAATACTCGTATTTGTGAGTTGAATCGACACCAGTAGCATCATCTGACCAACCAGTATCAGATTTCACATAATCATCAGTAGTTGGCTGAGTTGTCCAATTCGTTGGGTTAGTATCACCAGTTACACTATCCCAGTCAGTTATTTCAGTATTTGTCAAGTAGAAAATATGTTCCATACCAAGACCATCTTTACCGGAAGCCCCAGTATCCCCTTTCTCACCAAACTGACTCCATAAAGCACTATCACTCCAAGTAGACTTCGTAGAACCTTGAACAGTACGATAACTAATATACATATACTTATAAGTCGAAGTCATCGGAATTGGAACAGTAGTCCACTTTTTAGTACCACTTGTAGCAGTAACATTACCACTTGGCTTAGTAGGAGCAGTACTGCTATTAGATGTATAATAAGCATACTCATAACCAATACCATTAGTACCATTCGTACCATTAGAACCATCTGCACCATCAGAACCATCAAGAGCATACCTACTCCATAATACCGGCTCAGAAAAACTATTCCAAGTCTTAACACCATTCACATAAGAATAACTTGTAGAAGTAGAGATGTAAATATACCGATGAGTACTATCAATAGCAACTGGATCTTCAACCCACTTGTCATAATTCTGACTGGCAGTAGATGAATTTGCATGAATATCAGAAAACGATGGAGTATTCGGAGTAGATAATGAATCTGTACAATAATAAGCATTATGCACACCATCTCCATCTGCCCCTGATACACAAATTGCATTAGTAGTGGTTGTTGTGCCATCGGTGAATGATATGACATTACGAGTCCAATAGAACTTACCTACTTCATTTTCTAATGGGCTGTTACTCCAACCAGTAGTCGGTGCTGTGGTATAACTTGTAGACATCGCATACTGTTCTTGAATGTTACTTATTCCGTTTCCTTCAATTTTAGTCCAAGTATAATCAGCACCATTGGTAGAATCCGTAACAGTATAATCAAACAAAGTACCAAGCCACTCTCCGGCATCTTCACCATTGTTTCCAGTAAATGTAACTGTATTTACACTTCCATCTTGATTGAAAGTTACATCACTCGCATATTTCATATGCAAGAATTTACCATCGAAATCAATGCCTTCCTCCGGTTTGAATAAACTCCAACTGTAAAGACTTGGATTATCATATGTAGATTTGTTTGCATTGGTTTCTGCGATATTATCAACATAAATACCAATATACCGATGTGGTGAAGTATACACTTGATTTGCATTTGATGGATTGTTTGTATCAGCATAACGGATATGGATATAACTTGATTCTCCATCTTCTGAGAATGTAGCCCATATTTTAGGAGTATTAAAGTTTCCCCATGAAGCCTCACCATTTGTAACTGTTTTAAAACGGAATGAAGCCCATTCATACTTATTATTACTGTCTACTCCTTGTTGGTTATCAGTCCAACCGGTCGGAGTGAAATCAGCATCTTGGTAATGTCTGCCTTGACTATCAGTTCCAGTATATGATGATGAGCCTTGACCGTTGCTAAAAGTAGGTACAGTAGAATCAGAATTAGTACGAGTAAATACAATCTCAAATCCTTCCCCATCTTCTCCTTTTTCACCAATACTTGACATTAAGACTGGACTGCTCCAATGACCCCAATCACCATTGTTATCAGTAGTTCTAAGACTCATATAGATGTACTGGTGAGTAGCATCGACCGGAGTTGGAGAATCACACCAGTGATTGTACTGGTTTTGAGTACGAACAACATTATCTTCCGGAGTAGTGTTGAAATTAGCAGAACCAGTAGTATAATAGATAAAATCGAACCCTTTACCATCATCACCTTTTATACTGACTCCATCTCTACCATCTTGTCCGTTTTGCCCATCTATACCAGTAACTCTTACTGGGTCAGTATAATTCGTACCATAAGTTGTTACCATCTTAGTACGAGTCCAAATGTACTGACCGGATTGAATAGATGGTGCAGTAGTCTGCCAGTACTCTGATGATTGTGGTGGGGATTGATAAGCATCAGACCATGCAATATACTCCACATCAATAGAGAGAATATGTTCTAATCCATCTCCGATACAGTATGGTTCGGAGATTATATCTCCGTAGCCCATGTTCATAATGTTTCTCGCCCATACAAAGTATCCTTCCGTTGGTGCTGGTTTGGTTGTAGACCAGCCATGTGTTGGAGCAGTTGTATCGCTTGTGGATTGAGCATACTCGGTTGTTACATCAAAGTTAGCCACTTTTGTTTGTAAACGGTCTAATTCTTTTCGTATGAAATGTATATCGTTATTCGCCACTTTCTATTCCTCCCAAGTGTACACATCATCATCATAAACAGCAGTTCTACTGAATAATGTTTGATGTTCTTTTGTTTCTTTTCTATCTTGTTCAAATTTATTCCTTAATAATAATTCCGGATTAGGTCTGTTCAAACCCAGTTTAGTCTGAATATGTGGTGCTTGTTTAATATCATACTCATGTTCAATACTCAGAACTTCTTTAATATCATTATACTCTGATTTTTCAAATAAACATTCAACATAATCCCCAATATGCAAGTTCGGTGGGCAACCATAGACTGTAACAGTCATACTATCGCCTACACGATTATTCCACTCTTTACGAGCATTATAATAAGCCTCTTGTGTACTTATATCACTTGAAAGACTTGTTAATTGATTAATCTCACCATACCTTGCGATACCATATGGTGTACGAGATTCAGTATAATTGTAAACAGCACCTTTCTCTTCATCTTCCATTTTGTTTTTAAAGACAACAAGACTCCTTGTTTTATAATCAGACACCGGATTAAAACTCCAATTACTAATACCCAGTACATTCTTGGATTCATCAATAGTAAAAGTAGGACTCCAACTCTTATCCTTAGTTAAGAGTACTTTGTCATCTTCACGATGTTGAGCCGGATAAAACTTCAATTTCAATTCTCCACTCTCACAAACAGTTTCCATAACAGAATTAATCGTTTTACCAGTAGAACCCAAATCAACTGGATTTAAAACAGTTCCACTACGGAATCCCACATTACAAAGAATCATTCGGCAACTACTTTGGTCTGTATTGTTCTCTTCATCTTCTTGATACAATACGGCTTCTTCATTAGCAACAATGTACTCAAACCATAATTTATGCAAGTAGACATTCTCACTACCATCTTCGTGCCAAATACTCCTTATTCTATCGATTATATTAACACTACTGGTATTAATGATATTATTCAAGAATATCGGAGTCAAGCCACTCCAAGTCATATAATTATCCGGCTTATTAGCAGTAAAATCGAGATATGCTTGATAATGCTTACCATTAGCAGAAGTACTGTACTCCATAACGATATAAGCATGGAAAGGCTTGTCTTTATCGAATCCACTACTAATAGCACCTTCTCCTTCAATTATTCCAGTTGATGGGTCTACACCAAAACCATCATGAGAGTAAATCACAGTTTTTGATCCAGTTGTTGGAGTTAAGTTACCACCAAAGTATTGCTTAAATCCATCACTCGTGTAAGGAAAATCAACATATGCTCCACTTGTGTTTTTTAATTGAACACTATGGAAATCTGCTACATCACCTTTCACACTTGTTACTAATTTAGCACCGACTCCCATATCAACTAACTCAGAATAAATCAAGTCGGAGAATGCTTTGTCATCACCATAACCTTTCTTTCGCATAAGTTGTACTGTTGAGATACCACTACCATAATTATACTTAGAACATCTGCTTATAATCTTCTCAATAACATTAACTGTTGAAGTAGATGCTCCACCAGTAGTATCTCCGGCATTACTGTTTTCACTCGCACTTGCTGGGGTTAGTTTGACTCTTCGGCATTTTCCACCACCCCATTTATCTCCACCACAGTATCCACAGTAATCAGCATCACAGCCACCTAATTTCATACTGCAAGTGATTTCGCCTTCGTACACTCCTTTTGGATTGTCTGTTAATGTTCCGGACTTACCACAATTCGGACAGTAGTTTTTCCATGATTTCTGATACCTTTTATATGCTACTGTTCCACCACAGCACCCACATGATGGCATCATATTAACATTGATTACTCCACCAGTACTTACACTATCACCACTTTCATCAGTAGACTCTGATACTTCGAGTGTAGTTACTTCTTCACCCATTCCATAAGTTATATAGAATATTGGGAAGTTTGTTAAGTTTATTGGTTCGCCAGTAACAAACCAATCTTTATCATAAACGATTAGTTTTTGAGTGTTCACTCCACTTGCATTACGGATATAAGCACCTAATGGCATTAATTCCTTTTTAACATTTTCTGCCACCATTCTATCAAAGGCTTCTTTGGAACTGCAATCAAACTCAATATTCTCATACTGCTTAGCATGGATAATATCATAAACATTACTGCTCAACGGTAACTCGTAGTTGTGGAATAAGTATTCAATAGCATCATTATAGTTCTCAAAGTTCCTCACATACTCTAATGGATAGTTTTCTTCGAGTATACTGGCAGTACCACCAATATTCATCTCTTCCACGATATAACGATTATCTCCATCGATTAATCTTCCGGCACAATTCACAGTCAATATTGTATTATTACTACCGAGAGTACAAGATGATACATAGCCACCAAAGACTTGCTCCATCTCACCATCATTATTTATCAAGTAGAAGTTCACTTCATCTCTGAAATCAAAGAAGTAGTTCGTAAGACTCTCCGTATCTTCCCAATCATTATCGTATAATAGTTCAAATGAGAGTTCATCAGCACCAACCATCTTACTAACCTTATGTGATGCTTTAATCAAAGTCAAACGATTCTCTCTTTTCAGACTATCATCTGCACGATGCTCCGTTATCTTCTTAAAAGCAACAGTAATAATATAAACATTAGCATTAGAAGTTATTTTCAAATGATGAGTACCTTTCTGAAAGTGTTTACGATTAATAAGCCTTGAACGATACTCCGGACTCCCAACAATCCATTCATCATGAGCATTGTCATCTATATCTAAAACAATCTTGAAAGGTTTGTTTTCCATAGATGTACGATAAATAATCTCAATATTATACTCACCAGTTTCATTACAGACAAAATCGGTGTGGAGATAGTAATTATTACCATCTCTACTCCTATAATTTAATTCTGCTTTCCAATATTCGATTTCTGCATTGGAAACGGTCATACCACTTGGTGCAGTACAATGATGTTGTTGTTCGTACTCTTTTTCATTATGGAAGAGTTCTAATAGGAAATGTTCATCGTAAACATGAGAAGAGTATCTTTGATAGTCGCTCCATGACTTTTTATTGTGTTTCTGTATTCCAGCCATAGACTATCACCTTGTTATTTTGACTTCTTGCTCTCTCATATATAAATACTCCAAAGCAACTGAGTTAGGTTCGTTATGTTCCTCTTCTGACACTACGAATGGATAGAAAACAGTAACATCGTTAGCAGTAATACGATTTAACTGCATTTCACGATGATTTGGTCGGATTATAGATAATCCAACTCTATCATTTTTATTATATATCTCGCAGTTTGAAGATGTATCAAATGACACAACAGAATCCCTCGGAATTGTAGATTTCATCTATAATCATCTCCTTGTTGTTTGTATAGCATAAACTATGCCGACTTCAAAGTATTTCAACATCAAAGCACCAGTATTAGCACTCATATTCTGACTATGGTCTACATTTATGGAAAAGTTCCTATGATTAACTTCTGTGGGAGTTAATGTTGGATTTAACCAAGACACTTCATTAATGTTATAACCACTATTGGCTTGGAGTGGTGGCTGACTGCAAGTTCTTGAATCGTGATTAGCAAAACTAACAACAGCATTACCTATACTTGGCATTCCACCACTTTTTGGATTGTACTGTCTTTCATAAATCCTTACTCTAATTTCCTTGATAACAGCATCAGTAGGAATGTCTAACTCAAAGTTATAGAAAGTTATTTGGTCTGGTGTATGATAAGTACTGTTCTTTGACTGAATAACCTCTGTTAAATTAGTAGAATAACCACAAGTACAATATCCACTACCATCAAGACCATCAAAGCCTAAATTATTCCACACTTGATATGGTGCAACTTTGGACTCGTTCCTACGATGAAAACTATGTGCAGGTTGCCATTGAACTTCATGCTCTTTAACTTGCAAAACATAATCCAAAGTACTGGTCTGATAAGCAGAATCCCCATTAAACACTACATGAACTGGATAAGACTGATTACCCAATAGATTAATATCCATTCCAATATAACCACTACTGTCCGTAGTTCTCGTATAAGTAATTCCATTAACAGTATAACGAACTTGCTTACCAGTTAATGGCTCACCGTTATTATCCAATAGTCTAACATAGTCTTTCGTGTTTTTATAGACTGCATCGTTAGAATGAATCAATTGAGTTGTTGAATTTCTGACAGTCATATCTCTGACAGATGACTCAGCATCATCGTGCCAAGTATCACCAGCATACCTCACTCTAAACAAGTGATGTCCGACATAACTTGGAGTATATCGTACTGTTTTTTCATAATTAGACAATTGTCCGGTTGCAACTGGTGATTCGTTGTCATATAATGTATATGGCATATTAGAAATTGAACCACTTATGTATAATTCAACAGCCTCACCTAAGTTGTACTCGCTTGGAGAAATTGGATCAAGTTCAATACTTGTACTATGACCGGCAATATAGAATACTCCTTCATCAAGCATTGCTTTGTTATGATGAGCATCTCCTTGATATTCCACATAATATGGGTAGTTGTCCGGTTTTGGTAGTGTAATGTTCCTTGTTTCACTAATTGGGAATGTATACTCTTCACCATTAACAGTAACTACCACATCACCAGTTGTTACACCTTCCTCAATTGAGAATTTGAGTGTAACTGCTCCGTTCTCTCCGACAGTACATTCATCAACAAGCACAACTTCTGATTTGTTATCATCAATTACAACTGCCTTTTTAGACTCACTTCTAACTAAATCATAGGTTACATCGCCATCGAATACTCCGTAGAACTCGATAAACTCATTATCGGATAATGTATGTGAGTAAACAGCCATACCATTCGTATCAGTAATTGCTGTTCCAACCTTTGTTCCATTGCAGAATACTGCTATTGTTTTATTAGCAAGATTAGTATTGTTTTCATCTTTTAATCTGAATGAAATATCGTATGTTTCATCAGATAAGTTTACAGATGGAATGTAATTGATAATTGTCAAATCGGTTGATAGTTTACGGACATTATATCTTACTGCATTACTTGTCGCTTCTGTAAATTCTCCGACTGGGAAGAAACGAACATATGCTTGGTAATCCCCGTTCTTTGCTGGTGGAACGAATGTGTATTCCCAAAACCATCTTCCTTGATTGTCGATTTGTGGTGTTGGGTCGAAATAAGTAGAAGTATCGTTAATAATAAATTCCATCTTACCAATGTTATCAGCATCTTCATAGTAATTATTAGCAATATAATCATTGTATTTGTCTTTCAAGTATGCTCTTAATGTTATGGTATCTCCACTAATGAATGATGGAGCATTATTTCCACTAACAGTTAATTCGGCAGATACAAGACTATCCAACAAGTATACTTCTCTTTTACCATACGAACCATCATATACTAATTCACCATCTTGGGTGATTATGGCTTCGGAGTTGATAGTATCATAGTCATCATTGATTTTTAAGTCCGTATTGATGTGTTCGCATTGAACAAATGGGTGTCCTCTCCACATAGTCCATATAGTTTCACCAAATTGGATTACTGCTTTATCATCAGTAATAGCGAGAATATCAAACTCAGTCCAATCATTTAATCTCACCATATTCACATAGATGAATTTTCTAACTGAATAATCGTAAGTGTAAAAACTGACTGTTCCGAACTGTCTGTCAAATCCAATCTTGATTAAACCATTGTTTAAGAATAATACTTGTGTATATGTGTCTACATAGAGGATACTTGAACCATTACTGGTTTGTAAGTCCACACCACCTTTATATTGTTGGTATCCATCAACAAGGTATGATGCAGTAGTATCACCATAGTAGTAGTAGACTAATCCATCATCTGAATACCTATAAAAGAGCAGTTTCAAGTTAGGTAACACGAAATTAGACACTAAAATATTAGGATAGAAATTACTCAACGGATTAGCAAGTATATTCTCTTTCAAATCCATATTCAAGTAAGCAATGAAATCCGGTTCTAATAAACCCACATCATTATTACAGAAAGCAATATCTAACAAGTATTCCCCACTTGTCAAGAGAATATTTCTCTCCATGAGTTCTTGACCGTTCATACCAGTTTCCGTAATGGATAACTCATTTGCCTCAAACTCAAACCTTGTAGTAGAATAAAACTCCATAGGATTAGTTTGAGTATAATCCAATCTAATAGTCTTGGTAAAGAGTAATCTTGGATTATCATCTTTATCAAAGACAGTACAAGATGCTTTACAAGTATTAACAATCTCACCAATCTCATCAAAAGTAGTAAAATCATACAAAGTATATGTGAGTACTGTTTGCCCAGTTAAATTGTTAATAATCTTATAAACAATACTATTGTACTTATAATCGTTGGATTCATCTGTTGGGTCTGATGGTTGCACACATCTCCAATTAAACTTATAATCATCAATATCCTTACTTGCCCATTTGCTACGGAGATGTAAATTCTCCCCAGTAGGAACAATAATCTGATTTATAATGTCTAAATCCTTATCGTAGATTAATTGTCCTCCTCCGATTAAATCGAAGTATCCGAGATAGTATTCACCTAAACGAACAGTATTCATCATAGAATAAGGTATCCTTGATGTGCAAACACGATTTCCTTTGACAATACTGGCTCTACCATAGTATTTATCGGTGATTCTCTTAACACCAATCTCTCCTTTGTACCACCAGTTGTTTACTCGTTCTACACCACTAATATCCTCTATTTCAACCCAACCTCTGTGGTTGAGGACATCATCATCATCACAAGATGGACAAGTATCAATACTAACTGGCTTATCCATTTTAACGAACTCTTGCAAAGTCCTCCAATGAAACTTCGGCAAATAAATATTAAGGCTCAAATCATGCTCCCATTGACCAGTCTTATTATAATAAGCACGATTCTTATACTTACCTTCATTAACCTTATTACTAAACTTCAACTTAGGCTCATAATGACTTTTAGGTAATCTCAAACCACCAATATGCCTTGTTCTCTGTTCAAGAATACACTTACTACCTTCCATACGAGTTTTCCATTGAAAACCATTCGCAGTCTTACATAAGAAAGCCATACCCCCATCATGAGTAGTAGTAGCAATATTCGGAGTATTAATCTCCCATCTCTCAGCAGAAAAAGTACACTCACAATAACCTTCCGTTTCAATATAAGCAGACTGTCTGTACATATCATACTGCTGATAATTAATGAAATCCGTAACACTTGTTCCGAAATCAGATCCATGGGGTACAAATAGTCTAAACTCGTACTCTCCAACATCGCCTTTGAAATCGTAGAACCATACTGAAAGAGTAGTAGACAAGTTACCACTATATGTACTGTAATCAACTGGGTTTATAGCAAAATTATAAGTTAATCCATTATCAATTCTCTCCCTATAATTACATTCAATTGTTTTGTTGGATAATGAGATTTGTACTGCATTATTGGTATTTACAAGAGTGAACGGAACATATTCTTGTTGTTCAATACTCCATAGTTTCAATACTAACGGATAATCTCTAAATTCCAATACTTCTTTTGGAATATCAACGGATAATGATATTTTGAGTTCTGCTAACTCTTCATTAGTGGTTAATCTTTGTAATCTTGGTAATAGGAATGATACATCATTATTGAAGTTTAATTCAGTATCCACATAAACATAGTACAATGCTTTAACACCAGTAGACAAGACTGTTGCTGATACCATATCCACATCACTAAATGCTCGTGGAGTGAATTTAATAGTACATTTAACAGTATCATACTGATTATCTGACCTTATTGTTAATGGTGGGTTTACAACCCAATCTACATAGGTTTGGTCTTCGTATATGATTAATTCCCCACGATTTGGAGTTACTTCCAACATTTTGTAGTTAATTGGGAAATTGAGCCTAATGGTTTGAACTCCACCATCTATTCCGTTTAGTGTTCTGAAATAGACTGTTGTACTGCATTCTTCCCCAATTTGTAATATTGTTGGGTCATCACCACTACTCCATGTTTTCTCCCTTCCGGCATACCTTGGTTCACTAATAGACACATTATATCGTGGTACATCATATTCCACTTCTAATTTAATGTAATTATTGTAAATAACACCATTAGCAGTATTGGAACTGTTATATGTGTACTGGAAATCAACACCAAAATTCGGACTGTTAATTTCATCAACAGTAACATGAGGATTAACAAAATCCACTTTATACTCTTGGAAATTCTTTAATGGAGAATAAGCCTTTATAGTATCAGTTATTTCACAACCTACAAGACTAATACTGGAATTACCAAATCGTGGATAGTTCAAATCGTTCACATCTGTGGAGTAAGAGTCCATTCTATCTCTGTAAATAACAGTTATCTTTTTAATAACTGCATCGCTTGGAATGTCAAATCCGAAGTCAGTTACTTGTACTGGACTTGGTTTGTTATAGGTACTTGTTTTGATTCCAATGTAGTTACATTCAGCGACTTCACTTTCATTTGTGAAATTTGACAAGAAAGTCCAATCTTTACTTCTTGATGTAGATGTTTCCGTTACAACTCTTGGACTTTTTATTACTGTTACCATTTACTCTCACCTCCACTCAATTAAATTATATTTCATAATCATAATCACCAGTTTGCTTGAACTTAAACCTCAGTATTTACAGTAGAAGTAATCTCGATAATTGGGTCTTGATAATTCAACTGCAAATAATTATTAACCCTTACTGGTTCTGGTAATATACAATAAGCCAAAACCACATCATTACTCGCATTAACAAGGAAAATACCTTTCAAGTACTGTGGAGTAGAACCTAATTGTATAACAGCAGATTGACTACCCAAAGTAACAATCACACCACCATAACCAACCGGAGTAGCAATCAACTCAACAGCAGATGGATTAACATCAACTGGGTCAGTTTCATCATCAGCAATATACTGACACTTCGTAATAGCAGACTGTTTCAAACTATAATTCGCATTAATATTCGCACTCCAATTATCTTGACAAGCAGATACTGGAATGAACTTAAATTCATTATTACTTCCACCACTCACCATTTGGTCTAAACTAAAAGTGGAGGATTTATTCACAATCCAATGGAAATTAGCAACTGGCTTAAATTCCAAAAATACACTTACAACATCTGTCATATCCATTTTCACCTTTTATAATCGATTATAAAAACTAATTGGGAGTGGTGGGAATCGAACCCACTTAGTGATTAGTAGTAATTATACCTCATAATTTTTACATAGTGATAAATATACGAAAGTTTCACTCCCACATCTAAAAAAAAAGAAAAAAGAAAAGAGAGATTAGTATCCAGTCGAAGGAGAAGGATTAATCAAATCAATAATCTCACCACGAACCCTTTTACCAATTCTCTCACCAATACTATCATCAGTAACAGTAGCACCACTCATATCAATATGAATATGAATATCACCTTTACCACCATTATCTGATGAAGGTGTTTTATTATGCTTGAATCTGCTAATTGCTGGGCTACCAGCACCGGTTCTTGAAGGAGCAGTAAATCCATAACCACCTTGGATAGCAGTAGCATCAATATCACCCAAACCAGCAATTCTCGCCCATACATGAGGAGTTCCACCCCAAGAACCATGCACCATCGTACTATTTGGGAATCCCAATGCTCTCGCCAATGCCATAACAAGTATAGCACCATCATAACAATTAAAGTGTCCGGCATTCCAAATGGATAATGGATCTCCGTATTTGGAATCGAAATAATACTCATATTGGGTTCTACTAATCGCATCGTAGATATAATTACGAGCGATTGGGGCTATGCCTCTGATTGGGAAATTATCGTTCTCAAACTTGCCCACATACAAATATGGGTCATAAATCTCACCGAAATGAGTATGCCATTGCAATAAGGCTCTTTTAATATCATCAGACCAGTTGAAATCCCAACCACCAGCATAACCACATTTCTTACCGGCAACACATTCACCATTACCATTGATTAAACACATTAAATAATCAAACAAAGCATTCATCGGAGTAGTACTGCTAAATCGTTTATCCTTAAAGCCTTTTAACAAATCATTGAACTTATCTGCACTTATAGAACTTATTCCTTGTAACGGACTGTTCGGTGCTACTTTCAATGGGCTTCTACTACTTGATGATGAACCGGCATATCCTTTCGGTTGGAGAATTTTACGAACTCCACTACCACGAGAGCCATACCTACGAGATTTAACACTCTTCTCTTCACTACTATTACCAGCACCAAGTAACAAAGCCGGATTCTGAACCTTCCTCCAAAAAGTAGCCATATTATTCTGCAAAGAATGAATCTTAGCACCAGTTTCAGACCTAATATGCTCAGCAGACTGAATCAAAGCAGTCTGCATACCAGTCCAAGACTGCTTAATCGCACCAATATTCTTAGTAGTCTGAGATTGCATATTAGCCAACTGAGTCTTAGTAGTATTAGCAATATTAGTATAATTCAAACGAGTATCACTCGCAATATTAGTCATAGTAGAACCAACAGTATTACCAATACTTGCAAAAGTAGTCATCGTATTAAAATCCAAATCAGAGAAAGCAGACTCCGTAGATACTACTGTTTCATCAGCCATACCAACAGCCAAAGCAGTATTAGACTGATATTGAGCAACAGCATCAGCATCAAAACTAAACTCACCAGTAGGTTGAATACCAGTAGTAATCGCTTGACCTATACCTTGTGCAGAAGCATACACTCTACTATAAGCATTATCCATAGCCAACACAATCTCACCCATCTCAGCATCAATCAATTGAGCAGGTATCCCAGGGGAATGGTGTTGAATTACAGAATTAATACCAGTAAGAATAGCACTACCAATCGCTTGTGCCTTAGAATAAGCCTCACCTACTCTATTCGCAAGAGCAGAAATAATCTCTCCAACCTCATCACGAACAGTCTGAGCAGTACCTTGCTTACCATCATTCACACCTTGTTTAACATTAGAACCAACAGCATGACCTTCACTATGAGCTTTTGGAGCAGTTCCACCAATCAAACCCAAAATAGCAAGAATATCACCAACAACAGGAATATTACGAATAAAATTCTCAAAAGCAGTACCAAAAGCACTCGCCAAATCACTACCTTTCTGAGAAGCAGAACCAGAAGCTTGACCATCACTCAAACTCTCTAAAAGAGAAATAACATCTCCAACAATAGGAATTGCTTTTATTCCACTCCAAAGAGCCATTTTAAATGGTTCAATAATATACATATTAACAGCATTATTGATAGCACCGATTGGATCGCCACCCATTAAATTTGGGAATAATTGATTAAGAAAACCTAATCCTCCATCTTCACTATTTAGACCTTCGCCAAGGTTACTACCGGAGAGAGCATTCATAAAAATTTGACCTAAATCAAAAGAACTAAATATATCCATCAAATGACCCTCAATAGTATCCCTATCAAACCCTATATAAGATAATAGTTGCAATGGGAGATTCATTGATGATGCAGAATCAAAAATAGTATCAAAAACACTATCCCAGTTTATATCAAATTTACCCTCTGGGTCGAATGAGAAAATATCATCAGAAGAGGTAAGATTATTAAACCAGTCCTCTAAGCTTTTTCCATCACCGTTTCTTAAATCATCAAGTGCTTTGGTGAAAGTATATATTTTTTCTAAATCTTCGGCAAGTTTACTTAATCTATCAAAATTAATATCAGATAACACTTTAAATTGCTTGGATAGAGTTTTAGTAGCATCACCTAATCCTTTACATAAATCTTTCCACCATTCAAACTGACCCATGTAATATGAGAAGTCTATTAAGGCTAATTTAGCATCGGATAATCCTATTTTGAATATAGCCCAGAAATCTCCCTCAGCCCATTCTTTATGGTATTGAGCATTTTTCAAGACTTCCGTACCATAATCCTGTGCATATTTAATGAGAGTTTCATTCTCAGCACCCATATCCTTTAAATGATTGGTACTGTCTACAATGTGTTTACTTCCCTCATCTAACTCATCTGTATATGCTTCGGTAGAAATCCTCATCTGTTCCATACCAGTAAGGTATTGCTGAGTATAATTAGATGCTAATTCAGTAGCTTCATCTATTTCTACTCCTAAACTTTCAAATAATTCTGCATTTTTTCTTTCAAAATTAGTATTAGCATTGAATATTTGATTATTAAAATCTTCGGCTGACTTTTTCGCTAACTCGTTCACATTCTGAATATCTTTAACATTATCTTTGGCTACTTTAAGATTGTTACCAACAATATTATAATTCTGTTCTAATTTCCAAGTATCCTCACCTTTGGCTTTGGCTTCGGCTATGGAATTTGCTAAATTATTATACTGCTCTTCTAAACTTTCAACATTTTTCTGAGCATCTTCAAGATAAGCATCACCATTATCCACTATATCATAGAACCCATCAACAGCCTCTTTCGCTCTCTGAGCCTCCATAGCAAGACTACCCAAAGCAACAGCAATACCTACAAGAACTACTGTTAATGCAATGGCTGTTATTGCAGTCATTGTACCTAATAAAGCACCTAATGCTTCAGTTGTACTCATTGCTTGAACTTCTTCTGCTTTCAAACCAGTAACATAAACAACAATTGCTTTAAATCCACTTAAATCTGCTCTGGCTTTAAGTTCTTTAATAACTGCATTTAATTCAGTAGCAGTTGTATTCTTATCCAAAGCAACAGTAGATAATCCCTCAACAACAGTAAACTCTCCAACTACTTTGGCATTCATTAAAGTAGAAGCAACATTCGTATCTTTTGCCAAAGCATTAATATTAGTTGCAACAGTATCTTCTCCTTTAATAGTTGCACTTAAAGCCAATGCTCCACTCAAACCATGTTCAACAACAGTTTCTGTTTGTAATCCCAATAATCTTGAAGCAATTGCTTTCATATTCCCCATTTCAGCAACAGTATCTGCATTTAATGCAGTAACCTTACTTGTAATTGCAGTGGCTAACCCATATTCTTTAACCGTAGCCACATCTAATTTAAGAATAGTAGCCAATAGGCTATTAGAATAACCCATAGTAGCAATATCTAATAAAGATAAATTTCCAGCCACCATCAATAAAGCAGTACCAAAAGTAATAAAAGCAGTTGTTCCTATAACAATCTTCTGAGTTGGGTCAAAATTATCCCATGTGTTAGTAACTCCATCAATCGCACCAACAATCATGTTAAAAGCATTAACAATCGCAGGTGAGAACTGGTCGGCTAAACTCGCTCCAAATTCACTTATACGATTTTTAGTTTCTTGGATTACATCGTTTAGACTTAAACATTTACTTGCGAATAAATCCCAATGTCTATCTTCACCTACTTTCTTTAAAGCGTCCATTAATCCCTCAACATCTTTTAAATCACCTTGCCATAAACCAGTATCAATTAAATCTTGTTTACCAACACCAGTTTCCCTTGACAACCTAAGAAACTCACCTTGAAGAATATCTTTAACAGCAAGTGATGCTTCGGACTCTTTCCTACCTGCCCTTACATACTCATTCTGAACCATCGCAACAACTTCCATGGACTTCTTCATTTGATTAGCAGTTAAATCAAACTCCATACCAATACTTGCAATGGTTTCACCAATCATATACTTATTTAGTTTCTTAAAACGATCAGCAGTTTCATCTAAACCTTGATTGAATAAATTAATAGCTCCTCTACCCATACCCATTTGGTTTAAGTAGGATTCCATTTCGTTTTTAGATTGGAGTGTTTGTTTAGTGGCTTCGTAAAGACTCATACCAAAAGTCCAAATAAACATTGAAGATAAAGCAGTAGCCATCATCTTAACAGATGACAAAGCACCATGCAACTTATTAGTAGCCCCAGTCAAAGTATTCATACCACTTGAAGCAGTCCTTGTAGATGTTCCTAATTTACTTGCACTTGCAGATGCTTGATCTTCCTGTGCCTTCAACCTTTGAAGGTAACTAATCTGCTCAGCAAACTTAGGATTAGTAATGGTTAAAGAATTACCTAATCTCGCTTGGGCTTCGGCAAACTTAACTAAACTTTCATTACCAGATAAATAAGCATTTTTTAATTGATTAACTGCTTCTTGTTCTCTTGCTAATAGTTGAGCATTACGATTAGATACAGATACACCAGTACTATCTCTTAACTGTCTAATCTGTCCGGAAACATTATTAACCATTCCACCAGTAGAAATAGTAGTGGCTAATTTCCTTTGAACAGCCTCATATTCTTTCATCTTCTGAGTAACAAGATTTAAATTTTTATAATAATCTTGCATAGTTACAGAAGCATTACGGAGATAACCACTCCACTTTTCAGTAGCAGACATCTCTTTATTAAGCATAGCCATGTTTTTAACTGCTTCTTGACTAACAATAGACCCATTATATCCACCATAGTTCATTATCTGCTTTAATTTAATGAAACTCTTACTGAATTTTTCTGTTTCGGCATTTGCTTTTTCCATATCTTTAAGCCAACTTGCCATGGGTCTTGTTGCAAAAAAACCATTATATAACAATTGGTAATTAACAAAATCTTCTTTAAATTGTGCTAATTGTTTTTTAGATTGGGCTTCGGATTTAGCAATAGATTCATTGATTTTGTTTATACTTGCATTAACTTCTTCTAATGCTACTTTTGCAGGTTCTGAAACAGAAACAATGTTATCTAATAAAGTAAATCCTCTTCCTTGCGACACTGCCTCTTCTAATTTAATAACACTCTTCTCTAATTGTACAATCTGTTCACCACTCTTTGTAGCTCCCATTCCAATACTTTCAAAGAATTGTCCTGCAACTTTTAAATTAGAATCGCTGATACTGTTTTTTAAATTATTGAAAGTAGTACTAAATTGTCTTGTTTCTTCATTAGCTTTTTCTTCTGCTCCAACAAAGTTTTCTACTACTTTAATCACATTGTCAAGTGTAGCTTCTAATTCTTTAACTTGTTTGTTCATAGAATCAAAAGAACCTACTTTGCCTCCAAGATTACCGGATAATCCTTTGATTTGTGATTTAATATTATCTAATCCAGAAACAAAACTTGTACTGTCAAGTACTAATTCGGCAGTAACAGACCCTACTACATTAGTAGCCATGATTTTAATCCTCCATAAGAAATAAATAGTTTAAAAAAAAATTATGAATAGTAGGTAGAGGATTTGAACCTCTAATAGCCATGTAAAATAAGTAATTCTAACCCACAAAAAAAGAATAGTTTAAAAAAAATAAAGGACTCCTAAATAATGTATTCTTTCAAAATACTCTTTTTTTTTATTCTTCTAAAAAGGAAATTATACTTTTTTTAGTGAAAAAATGAACAGAAAAAAACACCAATTTAACAAAAAAAACTGTATGGCAAAGGCAAACTTTATATTTTAAAAAAAAGAATAAAAAAAGTTGTGAAAGAATATAATCTGTTTAGGAATCCTTTAATAAAGTAGGATAGGACTTGCACCTATCAACATAAAAAAACAAATATTATAATGAACCAGTTAGCAACCAGTTAAGATAAGCTTCACCAATAATATCCATACCATCACCATTCGCAAAAGTATCAGATATTCCTTTAACAACCCAACTATTTTTAGGTTGGGGAGTTAATGTTCTCCAATGGTATCCTTTATAATTAGCCAAAGCATAATCTTCATGACCTTTATTGTCGAAAGCTTCCCATTCAGATTCATTTGGGTTATCTTCACCAGACCATGTAATTAATAATCCGTTAGCTTCTAATCCGGAGATAAATTGCCAATTATCTTCTTCCATTGCAGATTCTAATAAAGTTCCACTCCATACAGGAACATAATCCTTTTCTTCTATGTTTACAAGGAACATTTCAGCCAAATCTCTGAGTAATTGCATAGACATTTCATCAAGAGTGTTAATTCTCTCATCTGCCCAAGAAGTAACTGTTTCTTCTTTAACTACAAACTCAAAATTTAACATTTAATCCTCTCCGAACATCTCCAAGTATAAATCTTCGGTTGCTGGGTCATTCAACTCCTCTTGACCACCTTTCTTGCCTTTAAACTGTTTTTCTTCCTTTTCAATTAAATAAAGTTCAGTCAAATAAATCTTCGACAAAACCCATGTATCCATTTTCCAAAAATCATCAAGAGATAAACCTATACCCTCGATACGATGCACTAATACGAGATACATATCAATTAAAGGTTCTTCTATAACCCATACTCGATTAGTGTTTCGAGGAGTTAGTATTATCTCCTCTTCATCTTCTTGCGAGTTGTTCTGCTCTCCCACTTATCGCTTCGGCATCTTTACGGATTGTTTCTTGAACTTTTGATGCTCTTTCGCCCAACATACACATTTCATAATATTTACTGATGTTAGTTGCGATTCTCATGTCTACAACATCATAGTTTTTCAAGAACTCTTCTTTATCAAACTTATCCAATAATGCTTCAAGCTTATCGGCAATGAGCATATTAATCTCGTTGTTGAATTGTTTAAAGTAGTCAGTATGAGTTTCGTTGAACTCTCTAATTTGTTTTCTTACTTCCTCTAACTCATCGATTAAAGCATCTTGTTCATCAACAAGCTTAAAGACTCTGTCTAATTCTTTATCTGATGGTTCTTCTTTCTTCTCAATGAGTTCTACTTTCTTATCAATATTATCAATTTTCTTTTCAAGTTTCTCCTCGTTCTCAGTAAGAGCTTGACCTTCCAAACGGATTTTTTCAGATGAATCAATCTTATCTTGGATTTTTTCATCATACACTCTTAAAGTTTCAGTAGGACATCTTTTAAAATAAAATTCTTTCCCAATTAAACGAATTGGGGTTGTAGTAAATTCTTTTGCCATTTTTAAGTCATCTCCTTTTTATAAAAAAATATTTAATAGATATGAAATAGTTTCATATCTATGCTGGATATAAAGCAGTTATATCCACACCAGTTGTATCAATTCTTAAAGCAGACAAGTCAGTAACCATATCTACGGTCATAAAGGAAGTATTAGGATTTTCTAACACTTTATATTCCATAGTTAAGTCCTTAGCATCTGAACCACTTTTTGGAGAAGTAACAGATGTAATTTCTGCTTCCGGAAACTTGATTAAAGTACTGTACCTTACATCGGTTTCACCGATTTTAGTACCAATCATTTCATACCAAATTTGTTTATGAGTAATATCAGTAGAAACAACATGAGCCAATTTATCTGCTCCTTCGTACTCAGGTTCTAACAACTTGGTATTATCAGTCCAAGGCATATTAATAGAACCAGTAGTTTCACGAACTCCCATGAACTTACTATTTTTACCGAACTCATCTTCAACACAAGACTGAGTTTCAGCATTATTATTAACAGTAAAACTGGATTCAATGAAACAGTTTACAGGATTAGCTCTCATTTCCAATTCAGTAGCATCAACTTCACCGATATAAATGTTTACTTGGTCTACTTTAACAAAATTGGTTTTACTTGCATAAGTCCTTGATGGACTTGTCATGTTAAAGTTGTTATAATCAGAAACAAAAGTTAAATCCTGTGTAGGAGCATCTTCATTACTGAAATTCATAGTATACTCATTTAACATTGCATTATTCCATACTCTACCATCTTGCTGAGAATCTGATGGATTGTTTTTACCAAATCCATTGTAAATTGTTGCTAATGGTAATTCATTAGCACCACTTGGTGGATAACTGTAACTATAATCAAATACACCATTAACAGTAGTAGTTCCACCTTCCCCATCATCTACGGTATGAGCATTTTTAGTATAAGTACCAAGTAATAAGTACATGATTTCTTCAAAACCCTCATTATATCTGAGTTTATCACTCCATGATGGACTTGAAGTAGCATTAGTACGATAAGAACCCATATCCAAGGTTGCTACACCAGTATGACCCTCATCAGTTTCAGTATTAATCTCATTACCATCTTCAAAGTCAGTCATACGAGTAAATACCATATTATGAGCATATTTACTATCAGCCAACAAGGCATCTTTAATAGAAAAACCAACATAGTGGTAAGTTCCATTAGGTGCAATTTTACTTGCCATTATTTATCCTCTCCTTTATCCTCTTCATCATTTTTTGTTTTTTTAATCACTTTCTTAAACTTAGGTTTTTCTCGGATTTCTTGATAATTCCCATTCAACTTAACTCTCTGTATTAAAGCAGTATTTTCATCTGGAATCTCAATAACTGTATCCGGAATAAGTTCATCTCTCGGATTAGTTATTCCTGCAATACACAAATCTAAATCCTTAAACCCAGCTTGACCCACATACTTAAACTTCATAAAAAATCAGTCCTCTGTATCATACCTCAATAAATATCTTATAGCAATCGCAGACCCATACAAAGTTTTCGCAGATTTGTAACTATCTGGATCTTTGTTGATATATTGGAGAATAGCAATTTGACTTCCACCAATTAAATCAAATTCAAAATCTAATTCTAACTTATCTATGGCTTTACGGACAATTTCTTCGTAATTATATAATTCAACAATTGCTTCTCTTTTTGTACGAGTATTTACGAATATTCGTATTTGAAATTCTCTTTCATGTTCACATCGTTTGGTTTTTCTCCAAGCCATTGGTTGGAATTGTATACATGGAAAACTAATAGTATTTGGGGATAATTCTGCTTCATCAAAATAAATACTAACTAATTTTAATTCCGGTTGTTTTGACAAGCCTTTTGCCAAAGTATCAAGAATCTCGTTCATATTCATATGTTTAAAGCCCCCAGTGAACTCTTGTTGAACCTAATAATTTCATGTTTACATATTGTTTTGTTGGGTCATTTTCGATGTTAGATAAGTATTTTTGTAAAGCACTGTCTACTTGTCCGAGTAATCTGTCGGCATAGTTGTTGGATTCAGATTTTGGTTCTTTCATTGGTTTAGCTTCAAATTCCCACTGGCTAAGCCAAGCATAAGCCCCACCAGCCATATATACATATGGATATAGTGGTAATGGGATTGCTTCTATGCCTTTTTTCTCGTTGTATAATTCGTTCAATCTTCTTAACACATATTTTCTTCCATCTTCATGTGCTTTTTCTAAATCTCGGAGTGTATATTTGTAATCTCTACTACGGAAGATAATGTCTATGATAGTAGGATTTGTGATGTTTTCTCCGAAGTCTAATTTGATTGATTGAACACCAGTTAAAAGTTTTGATAAGTCTTTTAGTTGGGCATTTGTATCTGTGATAAATTCAATACTCGTAGCACCATCTTCAACGATTTCAGTTTCCATTGCAGTTAATGATAGCAATGTTCCATTTCCATCTTCAAACGGACTAAACTTCAAACTAATCTCACTTACATCTACATTAGTATCTTCAAATATGACATATGCTTCAACAATATCAATACCATTATAATCAGAATAACAAGTACGAAACACCTTTGAACTCTCATCAAGAGTAATGGGTGCTTTAAAATCGTAAGGATACTGTCTATCAACACGACTGCTTGGGAGGTAATGTAATATTTCATAATAATGTTCCATAGAAACCATAAACTAACCATACCTCCTTTTTAAAAATAATAATATCATATCAAAAAAAAATATTTTTATGGTGAACTTGGTTGTTCAGCAACTAAACTGATAGTGAAACTTGTATGAGTTTCATCAACAGTAATAGATTCTGTTTTAGTAGTATAACCAGTAGCAGACACTTCAACAGACTGAGTCCCTTCTTCAACACCAGTTAATGTACAACCACCAGCACTACCAGTAGTACCAGTCTTAGCACCAATAGTTACAGTAGCACCTTCAATTGGGGCAGTACCATCGTTAATAGTGAAAGACAAATCCATAGTAGTTGGAGTTTCTTGCTGTTCAGCAACTAAACTGATAGTGAAACTTGTATGAGTTTCATCAACAGAAATGGATTCAGTTTTAGTTGTGTATCCAGTTTTAGATACTTCAACGGATTGAGTACCCTCTTCGATACCAGTTATTGTACAGCCACCATCACTTCCAGTTGTTCCAGTTTTAGTACCAATAGATATGGTTGCACCCTCAATTGGGTCAGTACCATCATTAACAGTAAAACTCAAATCCCTTGTAACTGGGGATTGCTGTTGTTGTTCCTGCTGTTGATTTTCAGAATTACTATTAGAACCACCATTTTCCAATGCTTTAAGCCTATCCTCATGCTCCTGCAAAACCTTAGCAACAGCAAAAGGCTTCAACTCTCTCCCACGAATAATCCTTAATTTAATTCTTTCAAACATAAATAAGCCTCCATTTCAAAAAAAGAATGATTAAATGGAGTATATTTATACTCCATCTTGTGTTAAAACAGCCATTTCCTTATTAACAGCAAGACCTAACTCCACATACAATTGATAACCGAAAGTTTGTGGAAGTTTATCAGTATCTTGATCTTCAAAGTAATGAACATTAATAATAGAAGATGCAGGATTTTCTGGGTCATTCAACCTGTTATCTTTATCATTGACATTGTAATACCAAATTGCTGGGTGAGCATTACGGTCAATAGCAATTAAACCAGTACTAATTTCCTGTGCAACATTCAAGTTAATACCATTAGAAACACCATTAAAAGTACCAGTTGGGTTAATAACTTTGTATAAATCCTCAGCACTATCCCATGCAGTTTTAGAAACATACATATCAGTAGGAGAGAACTGGGTTTCGTAATTAGTTTGATTTTCCATAGCTCTTTTAAGACCTACAATATCCTCATCAATATATTCGTTACCTGCTACCCATTGCCCATCTCCTAATGTAATTGGGTCTACAAGACCTGCACTTGCATTTAATTCATAGAATGCAAATCTATTAAGCATTCTTGTAATAGTCATACCCATATCCCTTACACAATTTTTGAAGAAAGCTAAGTTCTTTGGGTTTTCAGCAGATTCTTTGGTGAACTCTACTTCAAAACCGAACCTTGTCATGTTTCCATATTCTTCTTGAATACCAGAGAAACTGACTTGTGGGAACTCAGACCCTTCGGTTAATTCAACAGGTTCAGCGAGAATACCTTCTGCAAGATCTGTTTCATAAGTTCTTTTACTATAATCGTATGAGAAATTTTTATCCCCATTATTGTTTTGAGGCTCGAAAATAGGTAACATACTCATTGGAGTACGAGTATATTGATGTATAATATTTTCCACACTTTCTGGGTGGAGTAAGTGTTCTATTTGTTTACTTCCAAATATCATAAAAAATAATCCTCCTTAAAAAATTTATTCTTTTACAGCTCCGTAGAACTCTACACCTTCTAATACTGGGCAGACTCCACTTTTGTTAGCTTCGACATTTGCTAATGCTAAGAGATTAGTAACTCCCTCAGATTTTTGGAATACATCGTATCCATCTTCAAAGCCAACATATTCAAGATAATCGTAAGGTTCGATAGCTTCGTTGTCAGCAACGATGTGGACTTCATCGAGTGCTTTACCGAACCATTCGACAGTAGCAGACCTATTTGGGTATGTACCGAACTCACAATCTTTTTGTGGTAATCTGTTTTTGCTTGTGTAGGTTGCATCTGGTTTCCAAGTCATTTCTGGGTCGAAGAGTAATTTTGCAACTGCTTTTGTACTTTCGTCCTCAGCAGGTTTTAAGAGAATGTATCTTGGAGTTGAGTCCTCATGTATCTCTAAAATCCTATGTAACTCGATAGGTGCAGTTAAACTGTGTTGCCCTACGGTTTTACCAGTTTTTCTGTCTATTCCGTTTTTAGAATATTTTAAATCGCCCTCATACAAGGTTACAGTAATTTTCTTACGATTGTTACTATAATCCCTTGCTGGTCTACCAGCTTTAATTAAATCCATATTCTTATTCCTCCTTAATGTTTAAATCACTGAACATATTTGCAACAGCTTCGGTTCTTTCTTTTCGTTCAGCTTCTTCATCATTTGAACCATCGCCTTGGTTTTGACCCTCTGCTACATTGGTACTTACTCCTTGTGGAGTGGTATCAACTGCTTTCTGTTCTTTGATACCTTTTAATGTATCAATATCTAAGTCTTTGAATAACTCTCTAAGTGCATCATTACCTTCGGTAATGTCATTCAAGAGTTCTTCTTTCCTTTCTTTTTCATAAGCAGAGTATTTTTCGGCATATGGTTTTATTGAATCTAATTCATCTGAAATTTTCTTATTATTTTCTTTCAAGGTTGCATTTTCTTTTTCTAATTCTTTCAACCTTTCAAGGTCTTTTTTATTCGCTTCTAATTGATTGTCCTTAGAAGCCAATTCTCTTTCAAGTTTACGATTTTGCTTAGTTATTTGCTCAAATGCCTCTTCACTAACCATATTTTCACCATTAGTATTTTGTTCATTATTAGAATGAGAATTAAATGTAATATAAGTACGAGGAACATCTGTTATCCCTGCACTAATGAATTTACCATTAACTGCTTCAACATAACTTCCTCTATCAATAGTTTCATATTCAAAAGTCGGACTAATATTCTTATCACCAATATCCGTATTAGGAACTGCATTCAAAGTATTGTCCGTAAATGAAATATTATTCAACACTCCAACAGGATTACCATTATGCTCAGTATCCAATGGAATATTATCCACTTCATCTTTGAGCATATCTTCAAAGAACTGTGGAGTATACAATACAGGTTTATCAACATTAACTCTTGGATCATCAGAATAATCATATAATCCAGTTTCAAAAATCTTCATAGTAACCAGCCCACTAAATCATTATACTCATCACTAAACTGTGTTGGGTCATGTGGTACAATCCTGCAACCACCATTAATATGGTCTACTGGTAAAGCAGACAATGGCTGTGGATTCAAGGATTCTATCATATAACACCATTCGCAAGTGTTTCTTCCACTTGTAACCCAGTCAAAGAGTGCATCTTCACCATAAACGAACTCCATGTATTTTCTTTCCACTACTTTTTCGCCATGATGGGCATTATTTTTAATTATATTGGCTAATCTTTTGATTGCCCTACGGAAATTCGCTTCTATGGTGAATACTCCTGTGGTGAGTGTCATTGTATTATAAAAATCAGCTTTATTTTTTATCTCATCGTATAGTTGATTTACAACTGAGTCTATTCCACTATTAAGTACATCATCGAAATAGACTTCGGCATCAACTGTGCCACTGGGTATATTATAGGTATTGTTGAATTTTTCATGGATATTATCAATGTAATCATCAATCATTTCGAGAGCAGTATCGTATAATTCTTTGTTTAAGTTGTTGAACTCTCTTTTAAGTGATTCTTTAACCCATTCTTTTTCAGTATCGTATTTGTGTTCATTGTAGAACTCTTGTAAGATTACGAGTACTGCATTTACGATTAAGACTATGTCATCATCATCTTCTTTATCCTCAACCCAATCGGAATAAGTCAAATAATCGTTTGCTAATCCAAAGAACTCTTCATATGATGGTACTTCACTAACCATTTAATCTCCCCTCTGCATTACGGATATTATCAAGATTAGTACCATCTGTGGTTTTAACATTAATATTATCTTCTTCGGAGTTCTGTTCCGTTCCTTCTTCGCCTTCTTCATTGTATAATCCACTATTATCGATTGGATTGAACTCAATCCATACAGTATCTTCTTTTTTATTGAATAACTTTAATTGTGGGTTAATAATATGTAATTGAACATATCTTGCTAAGTATTCTTGAACGAACTCTTGAACTAATACTCTACCAGATTTATCAGAATCCAATTGCACAACAGCAGTTGAACGGTTACTTGAACTACTGGTATAAACAGCTTCCGGAGTCCATAAACCAATGAATATCTGTTCTTTATATGAAGAAATGTACTCTTGGATTTTAGGTAAGACTGTTTCACCTACCATATCGGCTTCAACACCGAAAGGAAGTATAAGTACACCATGTCTATGATAATCAGATGCCATTTTCGCTATTTTTATCTGGTCATCTTCATCAAGATTAACATTCCTTGCATCTTTATTTCCTAATTGCAAAACCATTGTGTTGGCTTGTTTATAAACAATTTGTACCATCATTTGATTAAGCAATTCAACCATATATGCCTTATCTAATACTGTTCGTACAAGACTTGCAGGTTTACCTTTCTTACGGAATAAACAAGGTGCAAGTATCCTATCCATAGTGAAACTAAATTCCATTACTTCTTTTTCTTCGATTAAATCATGGAATTTACGATGAAACCAGCCTTTGTTAGTGTTTTTATTGATTTTAACTAACTGTTTGTATCCTACAATTGCACCGTTGTCATCGTAGACTTCTTTCATACGGTAGTTATCACCATCAAATGCTAATTCTCTAAAACTTAACTTGTTTTTCGTAGTAACAACTTCGTAGAATGTGATTCCATCAACGAAACAGTTTCTACATATGTCATGGAACATTTGGTTTAAGTTCCATTCTTTATCCATTTCTTTGATTAAGTCTATGGCTGAGTCATCATCACCGTTTATTACCCAGCCACTAATTGATTTGATAATTAAATCTTCTAATATACCATTAACATAACTTGAATTATCAGCACACTTACGAAGATTAGTTATAGTTGGTTTAACAAGGTCTGGGAGTTTCTCGCCCCAATCGACACTCTCTTCATTAGTGTTACTATCAACATCAGTAACTCCTATATCGTATATATCGTTGGCTTCGGAGTTTTGAGCAACAACTTTTTCTTTTCTTCTAAAAATGTCAAAAAAACCCATAAGTTTCACCATACCATAATATTATTCGTTGTACTGACTCCAATGTGTTTGCTTGGAGATAATTGTCCTCTCATACCATAACAGCAATAGGAGAGAGCGTCCATTGCGTGATCGTTGATTTTCAAAGGTTCGTCTAACACCACTCCATCAGAATTTGTCTTATATTTATATCCTTTAATCTCTTTGAGAGTATTAACACATCTTGGGTGGATATGAATCTTTGTTTGCTTTGTAGTGCTTATTTTAGCCCTAACATCTTTAATTCCACCTTCAACAGGATAACCATTCTGTCTGAACTCTTCAATCCTATCCGGCTCAGCACTATCCAACCAACCCATATCTAATTTCTCTGGGTATAAATGATGTTCAAAAAGCATTTCAGTAGTTTTTTGGATTAATTCACTATTCAATAGTTTAGTTTCGTAAACTTCATCTAAAACATAACATTCATCATCATACCAACCAATCAAGAGTATACATGATGGATTATTGTATCCAAAATCTCCACCAATCGTGTATAACTCGAATTTATCTCTTAAAACAATTGTATCATAATTTGGGTAAATTACATCACTGATTTTACCCCATAAACCTGCACTATATCTTTGCCATAGTTCATAATCAATATTCTTCAAGTCATCGTAGTATTGTCTTGATTCGATTGGGAGTTTGTAATTTTCACTGTAATGGAAATGTACTGTTTTTCTTTTGGCTTGTGTATCTGCCAGTACTTCTTCGTATGTTCGTATAACATTCCCATATTTGTCCTTTTGAGGTTTTACATCATTAAATTCATGATAATGTTTGTAAATCCAATGTTCTTCACTCTCTGGTTGCACAACAAGTATCATTTGGCTGTATCCATCTGGTCTTTTACTGGCTTCTCCTCTTCCAAGCCTTAGCATTAGTTCAACATAGAAAGCCTCATTAACAAGTTCTTCTGCCTGCTCGATGTATATTAAGTCTGCATTTATTGAACGGACTTTGGATAATTCGTCTAATGCCCCAAAATAGATTGTACTATTAGTTTGAGGAAATTCAATCCTTCCCTCAGCCCTTTTCTCTTCAAACTGAATATGATACTTCAACAAAATATTCTTAATCTCCAACCAAGCAGTTTTCTTCAAAGATGGTAAAGTCAAACGATAAACATAAATCCTTGCATCACGATTCTGCAAAGCATAAAAAATAACTTTGAAACAAGCAAAAATCGTATTATGTGTTGGAATAAACTCTTCTGTTGCTAAAAACAAAGAACTATCAGAATCAACAGTAATACATTGTGTAGGAACAGTTTCAATCTTCTCTATCTTTTTAATGTATCTCCTTTTTTGAGTTTTACGAATTTTATTAGGAATCCTCTCTAATTTTCTTTTCAAACGGAATACTGGTAAATCAGTAGTGAAATGTAAACGATAATAAGTTCGTGGGGATTCCCATTCATCTAATTGAACTTTTTTCTTATTGATTGTAGTTGTTTTAATTCCTAATGTAAACAATAACTCTCTTAATTGAATAAGCATTATGTAATTTGACCAAATAATCTCACAATTGCCATTTTCATCAATAGTTCCATCAGTATCCATTATACCTTGAAGTAAGGACAATCTCTGCTCAAAACTTCCACGAAGATATTCTATTGGAATATTCTTATTTTCAAGAACATTTAAATCTCTTAAAATAGGTTTTAGACCCCAAATAGAGTATGCTAACTCATCACTTGGTTTTTGAACAACTTTCCAACCATATCCCTCAATTTCTTCAATGATTTGGTGGTCAGAAATATGATTATAGATTACTCCATGATAACTTGAACCATCACCTAACCAAACACCTAATACATAAGGCTCAATAGGTAAATCTCTTTTAGATAATTGTAATGGGTCAGCCATATCAACAATAAAACCACGAGAAACTTTTCTATTTTGCTTTTCAAGATATTCATACATTTCTCGTGTATTCCAAACTCTATTTTGAGTATAATTTCCAGTTTGACATTTCCAACGATGTTCTCCATCAACAAGAATTTTAAATCCATTTTCAAAAGAGATTTGGTAACAATCTATATGATGTATTGGTGATTTGTAAGTTACATGGCAAACAGTTCCTTTTTCATCAAATAACTCATCGCCAACAGATAATTCTCCCATTGTAGTCCAACCAGTTGGAGTGGGAATCAATGTAGCAGTACATAATCCTTTGCCAGACCCTGCACTACCTTCAACTAACAATTCTCTTGTAGTGTCATTGATGTATCTCATCTGAGCCTTAGTCATTTCGATTTTCTGTTCCATAATCACTCACTTAACTCTTCATCAGTATTTTCAGTATCTTTGGAGTCTGCTGTATCCTCCATAGGCACAATATTCAACTCAAAAGTAGTATCCTTAGCAGTATCAACTTCAACCTGCTTAGTTTCCTTCCACTTATACCTTTTATCTAACAGGTACTTCGTAGCATCAGTATCCTCTTCATCAACAGCTTTACGGAACATAATATGCCCAAGCCTTGATTCAGCTTCACCTTCTGCCCTATAAATCGCACCAAAAAACTCAGTAAGACAAGTACGATAATTAGTACCTTTAATCTCCTCTAATTCTTCCTCGTACTTCTTTTTCCAAGTCTGATAAGTTGTTCTTGGAATACCATTAGCCATGAAAGCAATAGGAATCGGAGTAGCATGAGAAACCATCTCACAGATTTTTTCCAACAAAATACTTCTTTCCATATAATCCAGTAACTTGTATGGTTCATAACAACCCATCTTGTAGATAGTTCCATCTGCCGGTAAAGGTGGTGATTGCCTATATTTCTTTTTAACCATAACCATATCACCTCATGTTGAAAATAACATTCAAAATTATTGTCAATACTGTCAATCCCAATCCAACCATCGTCAATCTACGAGTAGTCATATCCTTCTGTAACCGTTGTTCAGTTTCAATCTTAGTTAATCGTAATTCAAGGTTAGTATCATCATTATTCGACTCCAATTTAATCTGATTCACAGAATCAACAATATCATCAAGCTTCTTATCCATCTTCTCCATTTTCTCATTCAAACTATCAATCATCTTCTCCTTATAGTCTGCACGAACTTCCAAGGCTTCAATCTTCCGAGAATGAGTTTGTATTTCATCTTCATGACAACAAATCGTACTATTATGGTCGGTTGTCATCAATCATCAACCCCATAATCATCATTCAAAGAAGCATCAACACTATAATCATCATTAGTCTGCTGATAAACATCATGCACAAGTTCCTCTGCAACAGTAACCCTCTTATCCTCAGTTAATTGAACAACAATATAACCAGCAACCATAACAATCACAGGAACAAGATTAGCATACCTACTTGGAATAACAGACCGTAAACCATCAACACCAACATAAGACACCAAACCAGCAACAAACACCAAAACATTAGCCAATCGACTCTTAACCTTATAACTCTCAACCAATACAATCAACTCCACCAAAAAAAACTACCACAAAAAAAATCACAGAAAAAACACACACACTAAACTAAAACACCCAACTCCAACCAACCCAAAATCTCACAAACCTCAACCTCACTAAAACACCAAACACCACACTCCATCAAAACCAAACCAGAACCCTCAACAAAAACCTCATCATGCACAGAATCAAACAACAAACGAACACCACTATCAAGAGTACACCAAACCTGAAAAACCATAAATCTAAAAACAATAACTCTACACACAAAAGACCCCCACCCCCACAAAAAAAAACAAGAAAAAAAACCCCCAAAAAAAAAACACCAACAAATTCACAGACATCTTTACCGTTGGAATTTTTGAGTTTTTGGGTTGTAATTTGAATTAATGCCGGTGTTATTGTCTTTGAATTCCTACCGGTTTTAATTCCTGTTTATGTCTTATATTCTATAAGTTTGAATTTTAACAGGAATTATAAAAGCTTTTGAATTATTGGAGGAATTAAAGAAAAAAAGAAAAAAAGATTAAAAACATTTTTGGAGGTTCTTTTATTAGTTTTGAATTATTAGTTTGAATTATTGAAGAAAAAAACATTAGATAATACTTGTTAATAAAAACATTAGATAAATAAACCTGTTGGAATTACTGCCGGTATTGATGCAGGTATTAACAACAATAAAATAAAAGTAGTTTAGTGATCCGGAATTATGAAAAAATAAATAAGAATAATAAAAAGGAATTAATTAGAATAAATAAATATATAGTGTTGGTTCTTCACTTGCTGGAATTATTGGAGCTATTTTTATATATAGATTATAGATTTACTTACTATTTATATTTAGTATATTTATTTATAGGTATTTTTTTTTATTTGGTGTAATATTGTAATTTTGTAATATAGTGTAATTTATGGTGTTACCTGTAATTTTGTAATATTGTAATTGGTAATTTGATGTACTTTTTTTTATATATATGGGAGTGTTTCGGGCGGTATAAATTACAAATATTAATTCTTGTTATTTGGTCTTTGTTGTTGTGTTTGGTGGTGTTTCCTTTCTTGTTGGTGTAATTTCTTTATCAAATTACGGTAAATTACACTTGTTTTTTGTGGGTGTTTTCTGCTGTGGTTTTGTTGGTGTGGTGTAATTTGGTGTAATTTCTTTAAAAAAAAATGCCTTATTACTTTGTTTATAGTAATAAGGCTTTGAAGGTATTTTTATATTTTTGTTGTAATATTTATCTGTGGTGTGTTATGAGATCAACTAATAAAAAAATCATTATAAATAATGTAATTATTAGCATAAAATTATAACTCCTAAGTATATGTTAAATAATAGTATTGCTATTAATTTCTGTGTTTCGTTTACTTCTATATTTTCAGCTCCTGCCGGTTTAATAGTCTTTTAAATATTTCTGTGTTACTTCCTGTAATTCATAGTACTTAGTATAATTTAAGATTGGGTTTATATCTTTTAAAGTTATTTCATTTCTAATATATGCCTCGCTTAGTTTTATAAAATAGTCCTTGTCTTGTTTCCGGTATTGGTTATATAATAAATATTCTTTGATGCTGGAATTTAATTTATAAATATCCTTGTTGATGGTTTCCAATTCATTTATATCAGTATATTTTTTATATTCATCTTTTGCCGGTATATATACCATGAAATAATAATCAAATTCTTGATATATATTTTCAATGATATTATTATAATTTTCTTCAACTTCTGCAATAATGGACTCTCTTAAATCCTGCATGGTTTCACTATTAAAATAATAATCGTTATAACCTGCATCCAATAAAAAATTATATAAATCGGTTATAATCAGATTACTATTTTTATATAAAAAGTATTCGTTTTGTTGTTCTAATTGCTCCATAAATATTTTAAATATATTTTTCTCTAATTGGAGATCGTAACATAAATTATTTAATTTTAAATATTCATGTTCACTATAATAAAAATCATATTCTAAGTCTATTAATTCCTCTTGTATTTGAGGGGTTAATATTTCAGCTTCTGGAATTGTTAATTCATGGTTAAAATAGGGGTCGTTTTGCTCCAATATTTCTATTATTTCAGTATTGTATACCTCTTGGTTACTTTCCAATAAATGCAATAAATCTATATGTTTAAATTCTTCAATGGATTTATATTTATCAAAATATTTTAAAATAAAGTTATTAAATTCTGTTTTTTCGGTTGCTTGTTGGATTCCTGTATAATATTGTGGGTTTCCGATTCCTGCAATATTATTATATTTTTGACTTTTATTTACTATTTGGTTTGTTTGGTTTATACTTTGCATTTTTTACACTTCCTAATTGTTTTGTTTGTGGTGATGCTGTGCCAGTGATCAACTAAAAAAGAAAAAAATATAAAAATTTTAGTTTTATCTAATAAAATAATTAATTTTATGTTTGGTTACTGTTAATAGTGTTATTAATTCACTTAAAATAATATCGTTTTCATTACTGACTTTTAAAGATATTTCTTTTGTTTCTTCTGGTGTTAAATATCTTATAAAAGTTTGTGTAATGAAAAAATTATGTCTATTTGGTTGCTATTTTCTATTTGAAAAAATATTTTTTGTGTTTGGTCTTTGTATTTCATTTGGTTTTACCTCCTGTTAATTTATCCTATTAGTATAAAATCTATTGTTAATAATACGGTTAAAAGTATTATAATGAAAAAATTCATTATAATACTAAATAATATTAAGTTTTCTATTTTCATATTATCTACTTCCTGCCGGTGTTTTATAAATATTCTCTTATATAACAGTGGGTTTTAAAATAATCCCAAGACATACCCCAGTGGGTTATACCTAAAAGGTAAATATCTAATTCATCAGAATAAAATATAGGGTAATTAGTATATTCTTTCCACAAATAGACATCGTTATAAGGAATTATAAAATATTGATATACATCATTATAGTATATATTTTCGGTTGCTTTGTCTGTTATTAATTCGTCTACTTCTTCGGGGTTTAGTTCTTCTATTTCTTCAACATCAAAATAATTATATAAATCGTTTTTTATTTCTTCTTCTTCAACTTCTAACATTTCAGAATAATTATATAATTCAAAATATAAATTATCATAAAAAATTAAATCATTGTTTAATATCATATCTAATTTATAGAAATCAATAAATTCTAATAAGTTCAATTGTTTTAAGTTGTACCCCCTTATCTGGGTTTTGAGTTTTTCTATAATATTTGCCATGGTTTACACTTCCAATAAAAATTTATATTGTGATGGTTTCCAGTGGATCTGTTCAACTGTCTAAAATTCTATAAAAAAATATTTGTTATTATGAATATTTTTTATAAAAAGTTCCTGCTTTCCGTTTATTAATTTATGAATTGTTATTTTAAACATTGGATTAAATCTATTAAATTGCATTTTTTCACCTTTTAAAGAATACTAACAATATATAAAAATAGCTCGGTTTTTCCTTTTTATCTGGTTTTATCTTCTGGGCTTCCTCTGTGGGTCTTGCACTATTGAAGATGCACAAATAAAATTTTTCCTGCTTTACTTCTTGGCACTGGTTAGCCTTGCAAATATTGATTAATTAAATATTTTCACTTCCTTTTTAAGTTCGTTAATTATACTTTGTACTAACTTATATTTATAGTTATCGGTTGTTTTCTTGCTCCTGCTGGTGATCAACTGAAAAAAATATTTAATTAATTCCGGTTATTGGCGTTATTTCCATGTTAATTTTAAGTGTAATTTTTGATTAAATTAATAGTAATTAGATTAACTATTAAAATTATTAATCATGTTTTTAATTTAATTAATCATGTTGTTTTTAATCATGTATTACATATTGTTTAATATAGATATTAGTATAAAATTATAGTACTTTTTAATGTTTTAAATATCTGGTTAATTACTGCATCACTTGGAGCAAATTCCAGGACCTTCATCACTTGGAGCAAATTCCAGGACCTTCATCACTTGGAGCAAATTCCAGGACCTTCATCACTTGGAGCAAATTCTATGATCCGGATCCGGAAAAAATAAAAAATTTTTTCCAGATTAACAACATTTTAAAAAAAAAAGTAGTATTATTATTATATTTTTTTTTTATTGGTTGGTGGTGGGGGTATTGGTGGGAAAAAATATTATTAAATCCGAAAAACTAACCGAAACCTCGCCGAAACTAACCGAAACTCGTGGAAACTGGAAACTCGTGGAAACTCGAAACTAATCGAAACCTCGTGGAAACTAATGGAAACTAAAAAAAAGAGTAAAGGGTGGTGGTGGGGAATACTGGTGGGTAAAGTAACCGAAACCTCTGTGGAAACTTGGAGGTAACCGAAACCTCTTTGAAACCAGTCGAAACCGGAAACTCATCGAAACTTGGTCGAAACTGGATTCATGGAAACCAGTCGAAACCTCTATGGAAACTACTTTTCTATCTTTTGAAACAATCTCTCAAAAACTGAGCTGAAACTATCTTCTGGATTATGTTTCAAAGAGTTGAGTCTGTCGATGGTAGACTGTTCGAGTTTAATACCAGTACTGCCTCGTTCTGGTGGAAACTCGTTTGATATATCTCCGGCTTCATCAATGAGTCTGTTTACTGTTTCATCGAGGTTCTCGGTGTATTGGCTGTATAAATGCAAGTTTTTTCTTAATGTTCTTTTGATTGTAATGTTTCTTTTAGTCATAGTTAGTATTTTGTAAGTCATAGTGTATAAAATATATAGTTATAGATTATTAGAAACAGAGATAAATATTGACAACCTCATCAAAAAAAAGAGTATTAAGTAGAGTTTTGCATGAAATATCCAAAAGTTTTATATTATGACACCAGTTTAAATATATCAAGAAAATTTTACATTTACACCATAAACAACATTCACATACACAATTACAATACGAGTAAATATAGGAGATACCAAAAAAAATCAGAAAAAAGTACCTTTTCGTGTTTTTCCGTACCTAAGAAAAGATTTTATTTTAATTCATTAACTAAAAAAATATTTTTTATCTTCTTTTTTTTGAATCATCGGTTGTCAAATAATAGTTCTATAATGGTAGGTTATAATAACTTTTTGATTTGATGGAAACTATATCGAAGTTGATCTAAGAGTCCGTTTTCATTTTCATTTTTGGTTTCATTTCTAAGTTCATTTCTGAGTTTATTTTCATTTCCATTTCCATTTTCATTTCTATTTCCAAACTGGAATCCACTTTCATTTCTAAACCATATTTCATTTTCAAATAACTTATTAGGTTCATTTTCTAATCGATTTCCAATTCCAACCCCAACCATATCCGGCAGTTCATTTCTAATTATAAAAAGAGTTTCATTTTCCAACACCGGAACAAGTTCATTTCCATTCACAATCCACAAATGGAGTTCATTTCCATTTGTAACAATGGCTTTGAATGTGTTCCCATATTTTTCAGTTAGTGAGTTGATTTCTTCTTCTATTTCAAATCTCCTTTTGAGTATTCGGAAGTTCCGTTCGTTCCTTGTTTCATTTGTCATAACTAATCAAATGGGATTTTGGTAAATCTGATATGGTGGAATTTTAAAGGAAAATTGGAAAAAAAACATAATTCCACCTATCAAACTTACCATTTTTTTATTCAATATTTCTCACATTTATTTTAGGGAATCTAAAAATGATAAAAGTACAATAATAGTGTATGTGATGGTAGGTTATAAATACATTAAAAATTATAGAATAATCAACTAACATTGTAGGAGTCTAAAAATATGAAGAAAATACTGAAAATTTTACTTATTATTTCAATAATAACCTTAATGTTTTGTGTTGCAGGAACATACGCAAAAAACAATGAACAGCAAGATACTGCCAAATGGAATGTATCTGACGGCTTAAAATTAACTAAGGACTTATCCGATACCCAAGATTATTATAAAGATGGGGAATACTTCACTTTTCGGATACTCTGGGGAAACGATTCAGAACTCAGTAAATACAAAGATGGATTCATCAAAGATGGAAATGGAATATACACATATGATTTTGCTGATGCTACACAGTATAATAACTCATATGGAGTATATACCACAATAGCGTATGGAGAATATGTGAAAATAGGTGATAAAACATATTGGGTTGAAGCAAGTCAGGATATTACGAGTATAGCGAAAGGGAATGATAAAGTCAGTGATTATAAAAATTTTGATAATGAGAAGTTGATGGGGTATTTAACTTATTTTAATGAGCATAATAACGCTACTATTGTAGATTTATGATTTATTAAAAAAAATAAGATGATGGTAGTATTGTCAAGTATATATTCCATATACAATAAAAAAATTATAAATCATAGCAGAATATTAAAAATATACCTTACCATCACATTTATATATTCCAATATTCATAATAGTATATAGGCAATGTTTCAAAAGGGATTGTAATATCTTTGAATATTACTTAAATGGATATATCCGATAAAATTTAAATCAGACCTTGAAACATTGCCTTTTACACTTCCTAAATAAACTACTTTTTTTCTAACTTTACATACAATTAATTTTTCTCGCAGAAAATAATATATGTGGTCAAGACATATACACTATATATGACACTCAAAACATCAATACGAATTTCAGAAACAAACCTAAAAAAATTAGATGATCTGAAACTAACAGAACACGAAAGTTACGAAAATATCGTAATTCGACTGCTGAACATATATGAACCACTGCTAAAAGGTGATTCAAATGTACATGAGGGTATCAAAAGAAACACAGGCTCGATTAAAAAGGGTGAAGGGTGAAATGTCTTATGATGAATTGATTGGTTTTTTGATTAAATGTGATAGTATTCATCATGATAGAATTAGTAAGGTTGTGATGGATTATTTATTGCAACAATGAAACAAAAAGGTTTTTATGTAACAAATTATAAAATAATATTTATGTCTTTGAAAGTGTAAGAACCTTGGGCAATTAATGTAAAAAAAACATTCCAAAAAGAGGGTGTAAGACATTCAAAAACCAATCACTAATTATAGTAAGGTAATAATTTTTATCGTTATTTTAATCGTTTTTTCAGGCGCTGTAATCTATTTATATAATACTGAAAGCAGTATGAACGAGGCAATGCCGGATATCAGTTCAAGTATCGTT